GATGCGCGGTTGAGATCATTCTTCGTTAGATCACTGTCGCGATCTCAACCGAGATTTTAGAAGCCGCTCCGGTATGCACTAAGACGGAGCGGCTCATTTAACATAGTCCAGCGCAAGGCTGGAGACGGGTAAAATCATGGTGAATGATGTCGTCCTTTTGGGACGCTTGGGACAAGATCCAGAGCTCAAGCGGACCGCAGCAGGAAAAGAGTTTTGCGTCCTCTCTGTCGCGACCTCGATCGGCAAGGGAGAGCAGAAGAAGACCGAGTGGCATCGCGTCGAGGTCTGGAGCGCAGCTGCACAGACTTGCGAGCGATATCTCAAGAAAGGGGCGCGCGTGTTTGTGCGCGGTCGCCTCAAGAGTAACGAGTGGGAAAAGGAGGGGATAAAGCGGAAGGACTGGCGCGTCGTCGCCTATGACGTCCGCTTCCTCGACCGAGAGGAGCGCTCTCATGGAAGATAGAGTCGACCCAAGAGAGACCGCTTACCACTCCCTTGAGCTGATCGTCCGCATCGCTGGTCAGCTGCTGAACCAGGGGACGCCAGTCGAGGAGATCGTCGTTGCACAGATCACCCAAGGGATGATCGAGGCGCGCGAACTCGTCGAAGGGGAGAGCCCACAGATCCTCAAGGCGAAGAAGACAGCGGCGGCGAAGCAGCGCGATGCCTGGGCGAAGCAAGTCGAATACCTCGATCGGCTGATCGTCGCGGAGCTCGTCGGAGAGGGATCATGAGTAACGGTCTCCTCCTAGCCTTCGCGCTCTGGATCGCCGCGCGGCCTCGTCGGAAAAGACGAAGAAGAGTAGAGTGAGCCTCCATAGATAGGGGGACTCATGTCAAAATCTGCGCGCTCTTGGTTAGCCTCACTGATCTTCTTGACGATGGTCGTCGGGCTGATTTTCTTTCTCACCTTCCTTGAGATACCGGACAAGAACAAAGACCTCATCACCTCGATCATAGGTATGCTCGTTGGCTCGATCTCCATGGCTATCTCGATCTTCGTCGGTCGAGATCCCGATGACGTCGCCGCGCTGAAGAGCCAGATTGAAGAGCTCTCCGACGATCGAAACACGCTCATCGCTCGGCTCCGCGATGCGCAGATCGACAAGGACATCCTTCGGAAGCAGCATGAAGGGCTTCAGGCGCTGGTTATCTCCAAGCTCTCGGTCTTCGCCGAGGACAAGCGACTCGGCGAGCTCGCGGCGCTGGCGGACGAGCGCTCGATCCCTGAAGAGGTCGCGCGATGGATACCAGGCGAACGAGCTCCGCAGATCCCAGCGACGATGACGCCGCTCCCTAAGAGATCGCCGCTCGACGATGTCTTCGGAGGAGAGGATAAGAGCTAGAAGCCTCCGGCGCCTTCCCAAGGCTTCCGCTTTTTCTTCGGTGGAGAGTAGGAGCGGCGCGACGGCTTCTCCTTCTTCTCAAGAGCCTCGTCGTCGTTCCACCTCCACATGATGCAGTCATAGCGGAGAGCGTCGAGCGGGTCCTCGCGTCCGTCCTTCACTGGCGACTCTTTGCGCTTGTCCCAACGGTAAGACTCAAGAGCCTTCCTTAAGCTATTGCCGGTCGCCTTGCGTCCAGCTTCCCAGACCTCGCGAGTGACTCGATAGTTCCGTCGCCAGATCGAGCGCTTGAGGCGCTGCACTCCGTTGATAATGTCGACGCGGACTGGCGAGGTCGTATGACGGAGGCGAAGACCGATCCCGCGCGGCGGAGCTCCGGAGAGGACGCGGAACGAGGAGAGGGCAGTCTGATCGTTTCGAGCTGCTCCAGCTTTGTCGCCGCATCCAGCGTCTAGCCAGATACGCGGACCAGGCGCGCTCGCCTTGTGCTTCCTTGGCCAAGCGATGTCGAGGATCAATCGCGCGAGCTCTTCGAGTGTCACCTCATGAGGGTTCAGCTCTCCGCAGATGATGTCCGCTCCGAGATCTGGATCATGAGCGATGATGAGGACCGACGGTTTCCTGAATCCCCAGTCGACCGCGATCCTCCCCTCCATCGTCGGCTTATACTTCCAACCGTCGACGATATTCTCCTCACTCCACTCTGGATAGACGGTTCCCGTCGGCGGGCGCGGTTCATTCATGATCATCGCGGCGCGCTCTTCAGGGGGGAGTGCTTCGGTCGCCTTAAACCAAGCGGCGGAGAGATTGCGCTTGTTCGCGTAGCTTGTGTGGTAGATCGGCTGGCAACCGTTATCCTCCGCGAGCCGGACCCACCAAGCATCGGCGACTGGTAGACCGACCATGACGAGAATTGGCGACGGTCCAGATCGAAGACGACCGAGAGCTTTCTGCGCGACCTCTTCGTTCATCGTCTGGGCCTCATCGATGAAGGCGGCGCCGCTGACGTTGATACCCTCAAGCGGGTTGTGACTGCTATCGCGCGTGCCTGGTCTGAAGTATGCGCGACACCAGACCGAAGAGCCCGTAGAGGGATCTGTCCACGTCCCCTTCAGCTGATTCCACTGCCAACCCAACGGACCAAGCCACTTCTCGATCTCCGGAGCTAACACCGTCCGATATCTCGGAGCCGTGTCAGTGATGAGCAGAGACGACGAGCCAGGGCGGAGCTTACTCATCATGAGTAGACCGAAGACGAGCGCGCTGGTCTTACCTGATCCCCATCCGGCGCGGACCGCGATGAAGGTCTCTTCATCGACGAGAGCGCGAACCAAATCCTTCTGTAATGGGTTGAGCTTCATAGGATCATTGTCTCTCATACTGAACGAAATTATGGTACTGAACACTTGGGAGGTTCTATGTCGTACAAGACAGGCTATCAAAGAAGGCGCGATCTGCCCTATCAGGGCGCTCCAGCGCTTCCCCCTCTCGGCGCGCGAGGGATCACCGGAACCTACCTCTCCGGCGGACAAATCACCGGCAAAGAGCAGAACCTTCGCCTCACTGGTCTTCAGTGGGTACGCGAAGCGGAGGAGATGCTCGCGACTGATCCAGTGATCCAGGCTTCTTGGCGAGTCTTGAAGCAGACCCTTCTTGAGGCGTCTTGGCGATGGATACCAGGCGACGACTCTGACGCGCAGTCGAAAGAGTTCGCTCGCTTCGCGAATGAGTGCTGGGGGCTCGACGGTTATCCAGGGATGATGAGCCTCTCTTGGGAAGAGCAGCTGCAATATCTCTGGGAGTTCGCGCCGATCGGCTACCGCTACGCGGAAGAGATCTACAAGATCGCCGACGATGAGAACGGGACGCCGCGCGTCTGGCTCGACCTCTACGCCGACCGCGAGCCTTCAGCGCATTTACGCTGGGAGTCGCTCGACGGTCAGACCCTTGAAGCGGTCTGTCAGCAGCTCCGTGGGAACACTCTCCCACCGGAGCCGATCCCAGCGAGCAAGCTGCTCTTGCTCACCCTGAACCGCACCGGATCAAACTTCGAGGGGCGCGGCCTTCTTCGTCCTGCGTGGTGGTGGTGGCGATTCAAGCAAAGAACCGCGAACCTTCTCGGCGTTGGTATGGAGCGTTGGGCTGTCGCGACTCCTCGCGTCGCTGTCGATCGGTCAGCGGCTGAAGCGGCTGGACTGACTGACACCGATATCGACGAGATGATCGACCGCGCGGCGGCGCAAGCTCAAGCGTACATCGCACAAGAGCAATCGTATCTGGTCGACAATCCGGTGGTTAGCTTCGCCACCTTCGGCGAGCAAAAGCTCGACTCGACTCATGCGCTCGCCACCATTAAAGAGTGCGACCATCAGCTCGCGACCGCTTTCCTCGCGAGCTTCATGAATCTCGGAACCACTGACACGGGATCGCGATCAGTCGGCGAGGTTCACCTCTCTGTCTTCCGTCGCTCCGCGCTCAATCTCTGCGACCAAGTCGCGAGCGCTGTCAGCGGGACCGATCGACGAGGAGCGGGAACGATCGGGCGCTTGATCAAGTGGAATTATGGGGAGTGTTCAGTCTCCCAGCTCCCTCGCCTCGTCCACTCTGGTCTCAACTCTGATGAGCTCACCGAGAGCCTCTCCTCTCTCGCTCCGCTGGTTCAATTCGGCCTTCTCACTCCCGAGGACGATCTAGAGCGCGCGATTCGTCAGAGGATCGGCGCGGGTCAACTGCCTGATGAGGCGGCGCGGACTTACTTCGACCGCGTCTCCGCTGGTCTCGGAGGAGGAGCGACCGCTCTTTCGGAGAGGTATCGCGCGATGAAGAGGGGGATGAAATGAGCTTCAAGCGGAAAGCCAGGCGGCTCGCGGAGCGTCGTCGCAAAGATGACCCAAAGACCCCAGCGCCGAAGAAGGACCAGCGGACCGGATCGAAGACGAATCCGAAGGGCTCCGCATCCGGAACACGCGGCTCCATCGAGGTCTCGGATCGAACCGAGAAGGCGCTGGAGAATATGCGCGACGAGCATAACGAGAAGCACGAGGCGAAGGGCCGTCGTGTTGATCTTGGCATGCTCAAGGCTGTTTACCGCAGAGGGGCTGGAGCCTTCTCGACCTCTCACCGTCCCTCGGTCACCTCTCGCGATCAGTGGGCGCTCGCGCGCGTCAAAGCCTTCCTGAAACTGGTCGGGACTGGACAGCGAAAAGAGGCTTATGACACCGACCTCGACCTTCTCCCAAAAGATCACCCTCAACACAGGGCGAAAGAGGCGAGCGAGAAGCTCGCGGAGCTTCCGCAGAAATACGCTCATATCAACTTCAAGCCTCCAAAGGGTGCTCAAGAAGCAGCGGCGCGCGCCTTGGAGGTACGCGCGGAGAAACCGGAGTCACAGCGAGGGATGACAGCGGTCGGGATCGCGCGAGCTCGCGATCTCCAGAACGGCGTCGAGCTCTCTCCAGAGACCGTCAAGAGGATGCTCGCCTACTTCACTCGTCACGAAGTCGACAAGAAGGGCGCGACTTGGGACGAGCAAGGCAAGGGCTGGCAAGCCTGGAACGGTTGGGGCGGCGACGCGGGCTTTGCTTGGGCGAGAAAGGTAGTCAACCAGATGAACGCAGCAGATGAGCAGAAGATGACAGAGAGAGCCTTTACCTTCTCCGAAGCGGAGGAGATCGACCTCGACGGTCTTACCGTCGTCGTCGAAGATGGTCAGCAGTTGGGGCGACCATTCGTCACGCTCCGCGCTGGGACCGTCGCTTCTCGGATGAGCGGTGAGACTATCGCCGAAGTCACGCCAGCGATGCTCGCGGAGATCGTCCGCGTCTACCAGGCACGCAAAGAGAGCGACCCAGTAATCATCGACTGGAATCACCAGAGCTCTCCCTCATACGGCGCGAACACTCCAGAAACCGGAGGAGCGCTCGGCGAGATCGTCGACCTCCGCCTCTCCGAGGATGGGCAGTGCCTGATCGCCATCCCCGCTTACAACGAGCGCGGACTCAAAACAGTCGCTGAAGCTCAAGGCTCACTCTGGTCGTCTCCGGAGTTCGTCTTGGGCGAAGTCTACGCGAGAGAGAGCGGAGCTCCCACAGGAGGCGCCCAACTTCTCGCCGTCACTCTTACCCCCCGACCGCAGCAAACAGCGAGCTCGGTCGACCGTGTTTTAC